AACAAATTCTGAAGAAAAGTTAATTTTTATGGATGAAAAAGGCATATTTATTTTTCATCATTGGTCAGATTGTTGCGAAACAGTTGTGATTGAAAGCATTGTTGGAGATTTGCAAGATTTAGTTGACTCACCATTATTACTTGCAGAAGAATCTACAAAAGAGGGCGAAGATTCAGAACAATGCCAACACCAAACTTGGACGTTTTACAAGTTTGCAACGATCAAAGGCTATGTTGATGTGCGCTGGATTGGTGAGTCAAATGGATATTATTCAGAATCAGTTGATCTTGATTATGAGGGGCGGTAATGAGCGAACTATTATTTGAATGCCGCGCAAAGATAGCTGACTTGTGTGATGAGCATAATGTGCCGTATCCGATTGAATTATTGGCACGCATATCTATGGCTTTGGGAGAAAACTATGGCAACGATTAAAGAACTTGCTGAAACAGCGGGGTTTGATTTTGATGATTATTATGACAACGTAACTCAAGAAGAACTTGAACGCTTTGCTGAACTAATCAGGCAGGATGAGCGTGACAAATGCGCTCAAGACTATTTGCAGGATTGTTGTGACGCTGTGGAAGCGGCAAGACTTGAAGAGCGTGAGGCTTGTGCAAAATTGTGTGAATCAAAAATGATTGACGAATATGCAACTGGAAAAGTTGACCACAACGAACAAGCATGGACGGACTGGTGTGCCGCAGCAATCAGACAACGAGGTGAGCAGCCATGATTGAAATTATTACAGCATTGGGTTTTGTAACTGCGTTATGTGCCGGATGGATTGCCGTGTTGTTAGCTATTTATGGATTGGTGCTATGTAGCAACAGACTTTCTCATCTTGTCCTAGGAAGCTACGGTGGTTGGAAAACATTTTTGAAGTTTAAAAAGTGGTACGCAGAGAACGAAGGTAAGGAGAAATCAGAATGATTAACGAAACAGCATTTCCAACAAATACAGAATTATGGGAACCAACATCCGGCATGATGTTACGTGATTATTTTGCGGCTAAAGCGATGCGTGAAGTTGGTTGGAGTAATGGCCTCGATCAAGGTGCAAAAAGGGCTTACAAAATAGCTGATGCAATGCTGAAAGCTAGGAGCAAGCATGACTGACTGCGAGGCATTTGAACACGCTTTGTTCTTTTTCTATACGCTGATTACGGTGCTTGCTGTAACGGGCGGAGTGTTTGTGGCAATTTTTTACAGTCTTATTTTTGTAAAGAAATTATTTAAGTAGGAGCAAGCATGACGTTTGACCAAGGCAAGTTAGCAGGAGGCTTAACAGATGAGTTGCTTGCGTTGATACATCAGTACGATGAGTCGCTGTATTTGGCAACTGTGTTGGGTGTACTGGAAATCGTAAAAACACAATTGATTACTGACCATTTAAAAGAGGTGGATGAATGAGTAAAGAGATTATGCAGCAAGCGTTGGATGCGTTGGAGTATCACACAATGCAAACTAGACCAATTTATCAAACAGGTGTTGTTATCGAGTTGCTTGAAGCAGAGTTAGCCAAGCCTGAGCAAGAGCCTGTTACAAACTCAGTCCTGTATTCAACTGCTGGCCGGTTGGCTTTGGAGCTAGAGTGCCTTTTGCTTGACACCAAAGACATTAGCATTGTCAGTAAGTGGTGGGATTCGGCGCATGAGGCACTTGACCAATGGCATAAACTTCATCTTAGAGCATGTGCAGCATTAGACAAAAAAGCTGAAAACGCCCGTGAGTTGGGGCTGGATTATGAGCCAAGGCAACAGGAGAGCAAGCATGACTGACCGTGAGTTGACACAACGCATAACCGATTATCTAACAGGTGGAGGTTTATTTAATCCTGAAATGGCAAACCATGAAGCTGTGCGTGACTTGCTTATTGACTGTCGTGACGCACTCGCACAGCCTGAGCCAAGCGCCAATATGTTTTGGAATATTAACAATCCAGAATCAGGGCCTTTTGACTGCATTTATGCGGCGGTAGAAGATGAATTCAATAATGGTGATTTACAAATAGGCGACACGTTGCGGTTTATGCAAGCAGTTGCCTTGCCAAATGTTGAGGTGAAAATTACAAGCGTTTATCAAGATGATTTTGAATTTAAGTTGATGACAGGAGAGCAAGCATGACTGACCTACGAAAAGCAGCAGAGATGGCACTGGAATCATTGGAAAATCTAACCACTTACGACTTCAAGCCATCAAGCATTTTTAAATATTTTTACCCGACAGCAAAAGGTGATTACGTTGATCTGCGGGAGTTCAAAGAAAAAACCAAGCCAGCAATTACCGCCCTACGCCAAGCACTCGCACGGTCTGAGCAAGTATCTATTGAACCGCCAGATTATGTAGAGCCAATAACATTTGATTATCACGAAGGTTGGGAGGAAGGTTTTAAAGCTGGCGTGGGATCAGCCAAAAATAAAAAAGAGTCAACATCGTCAAATGCTGACTCCTTACTTCATGGTGGCGATGGTAATTATATTAAACAAGCACAGCCTGAGCAAGAGCCTGTGTGCGACAAAGACCCGTATCTATGCGGGTTCGTTCAATGCCAGCTTGGTAAGGCTTGCAAAAACACGCTGATAAACACTATACCAACCAAAATATTTGGTCCGAACCTTGAGCAAATTCTTAACGCAGCGGGGTTTTATAAGCGCCAATGGGTCGGGCTGACGGAAGATGAAATTCGTAACGGGCAAGCAGAGGGTGAGGCACGTTCGTTTAGGTCAGCCGTGCAATGGGCGGAAACCAAACTTAAGGAGCGCAACACATGACCGAAAGCCAGGTATACAAACAGATCGTTGAAAACTTAGCCCAAATTGATGATGACATTGCCCGCTTGAGGCATCAACACCTTATGCTACGGGTAGACATTCAAATCTTAATGGAAAAGCATGAAAAATCTTTACTCAGTTGCCGCCCACAAATTAAGGACGATGGGATACAGCACCGACTCTGAGGGCGAAATACTGGCAACCGCTGCCCGAGTGTTGGGCGGGGGTCCCACAAACCCTAGATCGCTCTTAGAGGCGTTCATAGCGTCTGCACCACCTAGGCTTGTCAAGGGCGCGTATCAGATGCCTATGGCTCTACAAATCAATGCTAGACGGGCTGCCAAAGAGCAGCCAACAATTATCACCATAGGAGGTGGCTAATGATAGTTTACGAAATCATTATGTGGTTCTACGCGTCGATGTGCTTATTTATCGGCGCATTGATATGGATATTCAACACACGGCAAAAGCCACCCGTATTTCCACCTGAGTGGATTTGCGACGGGTGCGGTCAGGTCTGTAGTGAACTCAAGGAGGGGTTTTGTGAATACTGCGCAAAAAAATATTGACCGCACTAGCGCTAACTGGACAGGGCGCGTTGCGCGCTCACTTCACACGGGGCGGTACAGCAAACCGTACATCCCCTTGTGGCGCCGAGTGCTTATGCTAATACTGAGATAAGACGCGAGTAACGCATTTGGCGGTCATCCAAACCGTTTGTACCGCCGTTAATGCGCCTTGTCATGCCGACAATATCTCGGTTGTCAGCCAACGCATTCAACCCATTGCGTGACCAAAACCAACCGGCTGACAACGCAGCCAATTCAGGCTCGGCGACCAAGTCGGGATTGACCAACGCTTCGTTGTCAGCGTCAAGCGAGAAGGCTGCGTAGTTATCCGCGCCAGTTAGCTGAATCAGCCCCCGCCCACGGTATTTCCACCCGTCACCCGACGCTTCATCGCCGTTGCCCATGCGATCAGCGTAGGCGCGGTTGGCGATCTTTTCAGGCTGCATGGCGTAACTTTCAGCAATGCCTGGTGGAAACCGTGATGGCCACACCCGAGTCAAGGCGTCCGCGCGATAGTTCAGGTTCTCAGACGTAAAGCGAAACCCGCCCGACTCATGCCCAATCTGAGCAAGAAAACCAGCCACACGCTCGGGCGTGTTGATGTCAAACTTCTCGCAAGTAAACTCTAACGGAATCAGCCACTTGTCAGCCATTGCGGGTGAACAAGTTTGTGACGTCACCAACACCGATTCTGTAATCATTTCTTTTGCGCGTAGAACAAAGTGCGATCGCCGAACAGATAGAAACCCACAGCAGACGCAAAGTTGTTGACCGCTGCGCTATCTTGCCCTGTCATCATCATGTACGACCATGTGCCAAGCACGACGGTGGCAACGCCTGGGCGCATCAATCTGACAATCGCCTCAACCCAAGGGTAGGTAGTACCCGCGCCGCCCGCTGCGTTCATCGCTTTAAACATCTCTAAATCGGTGTTACGCATCTGCGTGTACTCGGCGATATTGGTTGGCTTGTATACGTCGGTCTGAATGAACCGCCCGATCAAGGATTTGCCAAGATCGACCGCGAGTGGGCCGAGTGCTGCGAGTAGGGTAATCGGATCCATTACTTGTCAGCCTTTGCGTCGATTTTGTCGTAGAGGCGCGCGATCATTTGTTCAATCCGGTCAAAGCGCTTGTCCATGTCTGTGCGTAAACTCTCTACGTCAGACTTTTTAACGTACGTTTCGCTGACGTGCAATTTAAGGTCAGCAATGTCAGCTTTGAGTTCTTTAACTGAATCCCATAACTGACGACAAAACCACCCGCCTACCGCGAGTAAACCACCGGCGCCTACGTTGATGAAGTTTTGCCAATCCATGTTACGGCCTCAGGTTGTTACGGTTTTCAGATGGTGGTGCAAGTTGGTTGGTGCGATCTACTGATGATTGAACGCCTACATTAGCTAAGTTTGGATTCCATTCGCTGCTGTTCTTTAAAATCCTAAACACTTTGTTGCGTTCGCTCGTTGGCAATTCAGCCAACATTTCTGCTGCGCTCTTGCCTGAGATCATACCCTTTTCAAACGCGGCAAAGGTTTTTTCATTAACTTGCCCGCGAAGTATTTTAGCTGCCATATTGACTGCTGTGGCGGTTTTGCTAAAGAAAGCCGGTACACCCGTAACTTTAGATTCAGCCATGCCCATAATGCGCGCCAAACCTTGCGTGGCGCTATCGGCTGCTTCTTTGACGGCAATGTCACGTTCAAGTTGACTGGCGATAGTTTCTAATTGACCTGACTTGCGCCCCATTTCTTTAAAAATATTAAAGCTGCCAGGCCCAAAAATGTCCTCAACTGCTTTAGGATCGTTACCCCGCACAAGTTTAAGAAAGCCATCTTTGTTGCCGTTAAAGCGTTCAAGCGCAAGCGCGGCTAACTTTTGTTGACCAATTTCGTGCATACCTGTTTCAAAAGTTTGCAAATACCGATTCCATCCCGTGCCGCCAGCTTCCGTAATCGCTTTGTCAATTGGCGCTTTAACTGATGCCAACACGTCAGCGGTTAATTTTTGTTTAGCCGACGGGTCAAGTGAGCCATACATATCGTCAATTTTTTGACTGATACCGGCTTTGCGGATACTGTATAACGCGCGCGCATCCGCCACGCCGCCGTTAGCCGCTACTGCGCCCGCAAAATCATCACGCAACCCTTGCAATACGTTGAGCAATTGCGTTTGCCCGTACAGATTGGGGTTGGCTAATTTAGCGTCAATTGAACTAAGAATGGGGTCAACATTAAGCGGTTTAAGCCCGTACGCTTCAAGGCTACCAATTTGTCGTTGCAAAAAGTCACGCTCGGCTTGACGTTGCGCTTTAATCGCCGCCATCTCGGTTGACAAAACACCTGATTCAGCCGCCCGCGTGCCTTGCGTAAGAAAGCCTGGCGCGCCTGCTTCAGCGCGAACACCTGCTTGCGCGGCGTCAGTTGCAGCACGTCCTTGACCTTGCAACGCGCTAACCATAGAGGCTTCTCGTTGCGCTGCAAGTGGCCCTAATTGAGAAATGGTTTGACCAGCTTGGTTGGCGGCTTGCAATTCGGTTTCGCGCATTGGTGTAGTCAACGCGTTCAACGCTTGTTTAGACCCCGCTTGCGCTTCGCGCGCGCCGGTTTGAGTGCCGCCGCCGGTCAGGGCAATCAGCATATTCTTTTGTTCTTGCGTCTGTGCAGCAGCCAACCGACGGTACGCTTCACCAACGCTGCTTTGCTCGGCAAGTACACCTAACGACATAAAAGGCGCAGCGTCAATGCCAGCTTCTTGCAGCGCTTGAACAGCGGTAATGCCTGGCCGAGCTTGTTGCAACGCAACCGTAGCAGGAATAAGTTGGTCACCCAATGCGGTTTTAGCAATCCGTGCAGCTTTAATATCCCCCGCACGGCCTGAAAGCAAATCAAGCACACGCCCTGCACCGGTCACCCCCGCTTTAACAAAAGGCGCTGCAACAGCGGGCAACGCCGCACCAAACGCTGTACCCATAACAATATCTTCGGGGTGAGTAATAGCCGTGCTTGCCCCAGCAGTTATACCCCCGCCCGCCACGCGGGTGGCAGTTTCAGCGGCTACGTCGCGCGCAGTATAGGAAGGTAAACCTGTAATTGGTTTAATAGGGCCTGTCGGCCCAAGACCAGTTTTAAATCCGCCAGTAGATATAGATTCGGCGACCGGAGTAATAAACCGTGCGGCTGACGGAACATAAGGCGCAATAGCTTTAAGCCCTGACCCCACTAAACCGCCTATAGGCATTGTTACGCCTACGTCAGCTCCCAAGCCGCCCATAGCAACGGCTGTAGGGTATTTTTCAACGTAAGGCGCAGAAATGTTTCGGCTACCTTCTTTTACTGACGCGCCTACGTCTTGAGCCATTTGCCCAACTTTTTCGCCGCCAATTGCTTTAATGCCTTTACCTAATAAATCGTATATATTGCCGCCGATATTAACGGTTTGAGCAAGCGCACCTTTGCCTGCTGCCTCAATGTTCCCGCGAAAATTTCTTTGCGAAATATCAAATGCTTCTTTGGCGGTCTTAGCGGTTTTTAATTCTTCTTGCGTATCTTCCGCAGCAGTACGCGTCTTAGGCATACCTTCGGACGTTGCTTCGTCGGTATGCCATTTGCCTCCAGCTAGATACGCTTTTGCACCGGATTCATTAGTCGCTGATTTTTCAATTGGCTGCCACGCATCGCCAATTAAAACCACACGTTCGCCGGTATCAGGATTGGTTGCAGTTCTGAGCGCCATGTCAATCCTTAATCTTCTTTAAACCCTGAGGGGAGAGTTGCGCTGCCACCACTAGCGTTGCTAGTGGGCGGCGCAACGCCCGAGCGTTGCATACGGGCGCGCGCGTTCTCTACACCACGTTTTAGTACACCTTGATATTCGCGGGCTGCGTCCATGTATTCTTTTTCAGATTGCGCTAAATCCATACGAGTACGCGCAGCCGTAGCTTTTTCGCCTTCTTTCTCAGTAATTGCGCCGCCGCCTTTGAGGGCTTCAAACGCATCCAAGAACGCTTGCGACAATACTTCTTTATGCCGAATACTAAAACTTTTACCTTCTGTGCCAGGAATCATTGCGGTGCCAAACCCAAAGCCCACAGCTTCGCTAAACCCAGGGTGGGGTTGACCGGCTTTACCTGGTAACGGTTTGCCTTTTGCGTCTACGCCGCCAATCATTTGATCAATTTTGCGAATAGCGTCGCTATTCATGGCAATGGCTTCAGGCAATTTTTCTACTGCTTGACGTTCTTTTACCGCAGCGGGGGTAGGCGCAGGGCGCGCTACCGTAGGACTAATTCCAGTGCTGCCGGTTCCGCTTGCGTTAGTGCTTAACGGAACAGGTTTCATTTCAACTGGCACAAGTTCGCCATATTCGTTGGGTCGAGCTTTTATAACAGTGCGTAATCCTGTAGCGGGATCAATAACTTCCATAGTGGTTTCTTGACCGCCGTACATTTGTTTAGCAGACTGCATCAACGCGTTGCGCTGTGCGATAAGCTGTTGAACAATTGCAGAAGCGCGAGGATTGCCGGTGTTTACTAACGGCGCAATCTTAGCGTCAAGGGCTTGTATTTGCGCGTACACATCACCAACTGGTGCCGCAGCAACAGGGGCAGCAGCCGGTACGCCAGCCGTAGCCGGTGCTTGCGCGCTAGGCACTAACATATTTGTTGGTGCAGGCGCAGCGGGTGCTGCTCCGACTACTGCGGGTAATGCGTTAGGCACCCCGCCACCGCCGCCCACCATAGGCGCAGCCGCAGGCGCGGCGCTAGGTGGTTTGCCAAATAACGCATCAATTTCAGCTTGTTGTTTTTGCTCTAACGTAAACTTTTCACGCGCAAGTTTGGCGTTCATATAACCAGGACCCGCGCTAATATTAGCTGCTTGGATGCGTGAACGCGCGCCTAATTGTGCGTCAGCAGACTCAAATATGTTTTTAGCTTTTAATGACGCATTTCTTAACC